ACAGATCCAGGTGCTACTACTGACATGGTTAAAACTAACCTTGATTGGTATGAAGAAAACACACATTGGGTTAGAGGTTATTTAAGTCAAGATTTAGAAGCTATTGAATTAGGTTATAAAGAAAAACGTAAAGGTAGTCGTAAGTTTGGTTGGAGAAGTAAAGCTATATCTGTTTCTTTATTTGGTAATGCTAGTGCTGCTATTGGTAAAGATGCACTTGAAATAGACTTTGAAGAATCAGGTAAATGCCCTAACCTTATAAAAGCTATTGAATTAACAATGAGTAGTACAGAAGCTGGTGCTATTCGTACAGGTACAATTAGGGCTTATGGTACAGGTGGTACAGAAGAAGCTGATTGGGAACCATTCTCTATTGTATATTATAACCCTCGTAGGTTTAAAATGCTACCACTTGAAAACATATATGACGAGAACAGTCGTAATCAAGTATGTGGTTTCTTTCATCCTCAAATTCTTAACTATGAACCTTATATTGATGTATGGGGTAATAGTTTACTAATGAAATCTTTTCTCTATGACGCTGCTGATAAAGAAATTGCTAAAACAGAAAAATCACTTAGTGAATACATTATCTATGTTGGTCAAAGAGCAAACACTCCTGCGGAAGCATTTAAACATGGTAGTGAAAACCTATTTAGTTCTGTGGAGCTTACAGATCATTACCATAATCTTATTAGTAATTATAGTAATCTTAAGTATCGTGATGGGATATTAGAGCCAGATAAAGATGGTAACTATAAACTTATTACACATGATGAATTGAGGGCTACTAATAGAGCTAAAGAAATACATCCTTTTATTGAAGAAGTTCCGTTTGTTAGCAATAGTGATATACAAGGTTGTATAAGAGAATTCTTTTCTCCTCATACAATTAATGGTGTAGTACCTGATAACTTGTATTATGCTATATGTGACCCTACAGGTAAAGATAAAGAACTTAAAGAGGTAAACATAAAGAACTCTTTGTACTCATTACAAATATGGATGTATCCTAATATAGTAGCTAATAGTACTGGTGATATTATGGTTGCTCACTATATAGGTAGACGTACAGAAGAAATGGAGATTACTAGAGATGTAATGCTACCTTTACTTAAACGATATAACTGTAAAGTTCTACCTGAAGTTGATAGGGGTAATGTTGTATCTCAATTAAAGATATTAGGAAACTTAAACCTAGTAATGCGTGACCCTATTTCGACTATAAACCACCCCAATAGGCTTGTTTTAAACGCTTCTTATGGCATTAATATTGGTGGTGGTGATAAAGCCGATAACGCAACAATAGAGTTCAGAAACTTCCTCTATACTGTTGCTTCAAGAGATGAACAAGGAAATCCTATTTACGTGTTTCAGTATATATCCGATATAGGGTATATCAAAGAACTTCTAAAGTATAAGAAAAAAGGTAACTTTGACCGGATTAGTTGTGGGCGTTTAGCACCTTTTGCTCGTAAAGCATATATCATTACTAAAAAAAGAGTTGTTACTAATACTAATCCTAACACAACTACCATTGGTAGTATTTACTCCTAAAACCTACACCTATGTCTTTACATCTTCCTGATCAACGTGTATCAGATAAAGTTAAGAAATCAGTTGATTTTTATAAACCTACTTGTGATTATTTTATACAACTAGGTATATCATTAAATAATAAACAAGATACTAGGAATAATATTGATGCTGCCAATGGTATAGTTGATCCTGCTAAATTTAAAGATATAATATCTCCTTTTACAGCAAGTGTTGAAGAAGTATTACCTAAACTTCCTGGAGAGATTCGTGATATTGATTTTATTACTCCTATTAAAGAGAAGAATTTAGGTGAGTATATAGAACTTCCTTATAAGTTTTATGTTAAATCTGAAAATGCTGATTTAATGCTTAAACTTGATTCTGATGTTAGACAAGAAATATATAATCTTCTTATTAAAGAATTTCAACGTATTATAGAAGAAGCTAATTTAGCTGCTGAACAATCGGGTCAACAAGCTACTCCTCCAGACTTTGCTAAACTTTATCAAGAACGTTTACAAGAACTAATTGATGATCGTACTATTAAAGATACTCATTTACTTAGTCTTATTAATGAAGAAACTAACTTTGAATCACTTCGTTACCAACTGTTCTTTGATTGGTGGGCTACCGAAGAATTTTATACATATCGTGAAATCATAGGTGATAAAGTAGTTAAAAGTCGTATTGATCCTTTAGCAGCTTACCCTATATCTAACAATGAACAATTTGTTGAAGATTATGACGCATTTGTTTGGAAAAACGTTATAACATATGATCAACTACTTGAGAAACAATCAGTGCTTGATCATATTACTGATAAAGAAGCTGAAAAGTTAAATGCTATATATCGTAAAGATGGTATGCTTTTATATCGTACTAACAATATGATGTTTAGTAGGATTGATACAGGTAACACTAGTATAGTATCGGGTTCAGGTGATGTAGTATTTGCTCAAAGTAATAATGATATTGTTGAATGGAATGTTATTTGGAAATCATTTACTGAATATAAACAATTAACTTATGTTGATGAACTAGGTAACGAGGCTAAAAAGAGAGTTCCTAAGGACTATACGCTTAATCCGCTTATTGGAGATATTGAATTAACTAGTATATGGATTCCTGAAGTTTATCATATTATGCGTTATAATAGTGAGAACAATGGAATTTATACTAAACCTACTAAGTTAATTGTTCAACGATATGATGAAAATACAAATAAAGTTAAACTCCCAATAGGAGGTAAGAAGGGTTTATTACTTAACAATGCGTTGAACCCTGTACCTAAACGTATTATACCTTTCATGATTGTAGATAAATTACTTCTACTTATTGTTGAAAGAGAGATTACTAAGTATCTTCCTTATATTAAAGTTATACCTCAATCAATTATTAATTCTGATTCTAGTGGTACTACTAAACAGAAGATGTCTATGCTTAAAGCAGACAACACTTTAATATATGATGATACTCAAGTTGATCTCAATACTGTATTACAAGGACTTAGGGTTATTAATAATTCAGGACTTGCTGAATATATTAATATTCTTTGGCAAATACGTGCTAGTAATAAACAAGATGCTTGGGATGCAGCTAACATGAATAGTGAGAGGTTTGGTAGTACTCAATCTCAACAAACTGTTACTAATGCTAATCAAAATATCTATAGGGCTAAATTAGGTAGTACTCTAATGATTACTATGTTTAATAAAGCACTTGAATTAGATCATAAAGCTGACTTAGAATATAGTAAGTATGCTTATGCTAATGGTAAGAAAGGTGTATTCTTTGATAAGAAACAAGGTATCTTTGTTGATATTGAGATTGATCCTTTTGAACATATTAATAGTGATTACTTTCCTATTGTGGTTAATAGTAAAGTTGAAGAAGATAAACTTAGAAAGTTTGAAGAACTTGCATTTAGTGCAGCACAAAATGGTGATCTTGATATAGCATCAGAAGCTATTGATGCTGATTCAGCACCTCAAATTAAAAAGATTATTAAAGATATTCTTGAAGCTAAACGTGCTTATGAGAATAGTATTGCAACACGTAAAGAAGAGATTATGTTGCAAACAGAAAATGCTATTACTCAAAGAGAAGCTATGCTTATTGAAGCAGAACAACGTAGGACTGATAGTATCAACGAAGCAAACATTGAAGCTAAATACATTGATTTTGACATTGCTAAATACAAAACTGATGCTCAAGAGAAAGGAGAAAACAATGAAGAAGTAACTAACCCTACTAATGAACTTAGTCCAATTGATAAGTCTAAATTACGAATTGCTGAACGTAAACAACGACTTGAAGAAGATAAGTTTGCACATCAAAAAGTAATGGATGATAAAAATTATCTATTAGATGTTAAGAAGGTTAATAAACCTAATTCACCTAAGAAGTAATTGCATTACTAGTATATAGGCTTATGGGCTAAGCTAATATTTAATATCAACATAGGTATTCTAATATATTAAGGTATATTTGTGATACTTATTTGCAAACTAAATCAAAAGTTACATATAAAACTGATTTACTAACAAACAAATTAACAAACGAATGGAAACTCCTAAAATAATTATTCCTGTTGGTGGTGACGATAATTATCTTAATGATAAGATTATTGATCCTAATACAGATAACAATCAAGACCCTGATAAAGATAAAGAACCTCAAGGGGGTATTGATCTTAATGATCCATCTAAACAAACTCCTCCTGCGGATACTGATCCTGCTACAGGTGCAGATGATACATCTGATGATTTTGTTGAAGGTGATCAAGTTGAAATTGATGGTGTTGTTTACACTATTGATAAAGAAGGCAATGCTATTGATGATAAAGGTACTATCTTTAAATCAAAAAGTGATTTACTTACATTAAATTCTGTTGATGATACTAATACGTCTGATACAAATGTATTGTTTACTGATATTACTACTGAACTAGGTTTTACCCCTATTGATGAAAAAGGTGAAGCTATTGTTTATACACAGGATGCTGATGGTCTTAAACGTTATATACAAGATACATTAGCTCAATATCCTCAAATGCTTGTTAAGAAAGAGTTTGATACTTTCTTTGCTGAGAATAAAGATCTTTATAAAGCTTATCTACATAAAATCAAAACAGGTTCTCTTGAAGGTTATAATGTAACTGTTAATTGGGAAGATTTTGATATTGATAATGCTTCTGAATCAGAACTTGAAACTCTTTATGTAGCTTATCGTAAATCACTTGGTGATGATGAAGATACTATTAAAGAGTTAGTTTCTGCTGCTAAAACTAATAAGAATCTTGCTGTTAAAGGTAAGATTGCACAAAAGTATTTTGCTGATAAACAAACTGCTGAAGAAGTAGGTGTTAAGCAAAAGATGAAAGACGATGCTAAAGCTGCAGAAGATGCTGCTATTACTTATAACAATAGTGTACGTGAAGTAATTACTAATGGTACTATTAAGATTGAAGAGCAAGAATATAAGATACCCGAAGTAATTAAGGTTGTTAAAGGGGGTGTTGTTAAACAATTCACTCGTAATGACTTTGCAGATTATATATTTACTCCCAAACAATTTACACATGAGGGACAAAAATATAATATGACTCAATATCAATATGATACAAACGTTAACAATGCTAAACGTAATCATAATCATGACGTATATGAGGCATATCTTGCCTTTACAGGTGGTAATGTAGACCAACTTGTTAAACGTACATTAGCTAGTGAAAAACATCAAAGAACTGTTAAGAAACTTACTGCTACTTCTACTAAATCAAATCCTGGAGGTGGTGGTGGTAAACCTGTAATGCCAATTAAATAATCCTAAACTTTAATTAAAATGAGAGAACTAAGTCCATCCACTTACAATTCGACTCAGTTTACTGATGTGAATCTACTGTATAAAAACAGTCTGATACCAGAAGTTCAACTGAAACAGAATTTGACTTATCTGTGGGGTAAAGATAGCGATATGTTTCCTTTGCTTTCAACACTTGAGGGTAATGGTGCATTCACTACTATGAAGCCCAAAACTATGAACGACAACCAATACAAATGGAAAGTATTTGGTCGTATGAAACATACTAGTAAAGTTGTTAAACTTAACGATAGTATTACAGAACCCGGTAAAGGTCTTTCTACTTTCCAAGTTATAATGGCTGATGCTAGTTTACATCACCACTACACTGTTTACTCACCTGATCAAAAACATCAGTGTCGTGTTCAGGGTGAAGGTAAAAAGATTGCTCATAATCAATATCTCTATAGGTTTACACTTATGACAGGTGTAATGACTACCTATATTGATCTTGCTAACTTTGCTAACGGCAAATCATGGGCATGGGGTGCAACTAAAATACCTATGAGTAAATCAGATGGTACTGCATCTAACAGCATGACACCTGGAGAATGGACTAATCAATATGGTGGATATCGTTATTCTAAACAAATTGCCGGTAATGTTGCTAACAAAGTAACTGTTATCCAATTTGATCTTGAAGGCGGTGGAACTACTAATATGTGGATGCCGTTTGAAATGAAGCTGTTTGAAATGGACAATCGTCTGATGAATGAAACAGCTCTTTGGACTGATGAATACAATCGTGATGAAAATGGAGTTATCCATTTGTTTGACGAAGATTCAGGTGAGCCTGTAATCATAGGTGCTGGTATTAAACAGATAATTCGTACTGTTAACAACTATAGTACTTATTCCATTCTTACTAAAGCTAAACTTGACAACACCATTAAGGCTGTATTCAACAATCGTGTTGATGATACCCCTATGGAGATTGTTATGTACACTGGTCTTGGTGGTGCTGAAATGTTCCATAATGCTATTATGGCAGATGCACGTCTAAGTCAGTATTATGTATCTCTTGGTGATAAAGAGATTGTCGATGGTGCTGATGGATATATGAGATATGGTCGTTACTTCCGTCAATATCGTACTATTGATAATAAACTCATTACTATCAAGACTGCTAAAATGTTTGATCATGGTGTACTAGCTGAACAGCAACGTGCTAATGGACAAATGTATCAGGGTTATCCTTGGGAATCCTATAACATGGTGTTCCTTGATCATTCACGTACTAACGATGGTGATCGTAACATTATGCTTATTGCAGAAGAAGGTAGAGTATTTGACTCTAAGATTTATCCGGGTATGAGTGATCTTCCAGGTGCTTGGGGTGGAGTTCCTTCTAAGTTTATTGCAACACGTCGTGACATTGCTTCTTATGAAACAATTGGTACACAAGGTATTGCTATTACTAACCCAACTACTTGTTTCTGGTTGCAGTTTGAAAGGTAATACTGATAACTAATACGTTATTAAAAAAGAAATACTAACTTGTAAAATAACAATCTCATGTATAAATTTGAAAGAACAATCTCATTGCAATGGACGCTACATCGTAGTATGTTTGCACAGGCTAATAAAAACGTAATGAACGTAGGCTCTGACGTTAGACGTGTGGGATCAGCTCTTAGTGCAGTTAATGAAATGCTTTCTAAAGGTGAAGAGATGAAGGTTCTGATGCCAACTCTGCTTGGCGCAGACCCTTCATCTAATAAACTTGATTGGGAAGTAGCTATTAAGAACTATTGGCACAGCTTTGAAGTTGACATTCCTTTTGGAGGTCGCATACTTGATATAGGATGGGATTTTGATCTCAATTCTCCTGATAAAGTAGCAGCTATCAATGCACTAGATAAGAAGTTTAAATCTGATAAAGATTTAGCCGATTATGCTTTTAGTAAAAATGGCAATGACAATAACATACGGGAAGAATATCTGTTTAGATATGGTACTCCTTCTAATGTAGAAGACTATCTTCTTTGGAGATATTGTCTTGTATATCGTAGAGTACTTAACCCTGGTGTAGACCCTAGTATACTTGATCGTAATCCTGACATTGAATTTTATCTGTATGACGCTAGTACAGTTAAAGAGACAGCTAAAACTACTCTTAAACTTGTTAATCAAGCATCTGAAATCTATCTTGGACTTCTTACTAAATCTACAGAAAAAGATAATATGTTGTTTGTATTTGGTGAAAATCCAATAGAAATGGAAGATTACGATAAGGACTTTAAACTGAAAGAATACAGTAATAGTCAACCTGAAAGGTTTATTGCTTTCTCTAAAGATAAAAATCTTAATGTTAAAGCTAAAATTGAACGTTATGTTTCAGTAGGTATATTACGTAGACTTCCTAACACATCTATTATAGTTGATGCAGACGATGCTTCGCTTGTATTAGGTAATAGTATTAATGAAGTGGTAAGCTTCTTTAATAATCCTGTTAATGCAACAGCGATTAGTGAGTACGGTACTAAATACAAAGTACTTGAGGCTCAAAATCAGACACAGAAATAAACCCTTAAAGAAAACAGAATTATGGAACAAATTATAATTGCAAAAGCCGGTGTTGCTTACGGTGCTAAAGTAGGTGGTGGAACTGTATCTAATATGCAAGATGCAGTGAATCTAGTCGAAGGAGGTATCGCAGTATTTACAGAGAATGGTGCATTAGTAGCCGGTGCTGCTACTTCTGTTGCTAAAGATTCTCTTATCTTCGCAGTTAAACGTTCAGGTGATTTGAAACTTAGTTTTCCTATCTATCGTGAAGGTTATACTAAATCAGAAGTAGCGTATGCTGCTCCTACAGCTAAAATCGTTGCTATAGGAAGTAATACCAACGCTGGTACTACGTATAATCTCAATGCTCCTAGCACATTGGTTGCAGGTCAAGATGCAGTTGTTGTCTTGACTAACCTTGAGCTTAATCATGACGATCAACGTAGGACAATGCCTTATGTAGAACCTGTTGTTTCAGGAGATACAATCATTACTGTTATGGCTCGTCTACTTGCACGTGTTAATGCTGACACTAAAAAGTTAGCTACAATGTCTAAAATAGATACTACTAACAGTGACGGTTACTTGTTTACAGGTACTGCCGGTGTTAATTTCTCTGTTGCTTGTGAAGGTATTTTAGCTAATGCTGATGTACTTGAAGTAAATGAGATTGTACATGCTGGTACAGCAGGTGTTAATCCTGGTTATGTATCATCTTTAACTAATCTTGCTGCTCATAGCAAAGGGGTTGGTACTGCTGCTCAAATTGCAGAAGCAGAAGATGAAGCATCTGTACGTGAAGGTAATACTAAGGAACGTGGTTGGAAAACTGATGTTTATACACAACCTAGTGCAGTTGTTGCAGGTGAAACATATAATCAGATTATAGTTTCGTCTACACGACCTAACGATAACGTTCTTATTCCTAGGCTACCTCTTCGTAAACAAGTTCACCTTGTTATTCCTGAAAGTGATGATAATTATGCTATCATGCAAAACATCACTACTGTATTTATTACTCCTAGTGCTTAATAGGAATAATATACTAGTTTAGGTTGTGTTGGTTAAATTGGTTGGAATTGCCCTGTGAAATATCAGGGCAATTTTAATGTTAATAATAATAACACTTGACAAGATGAACGTACAAGAAATGCATGTGGGTATTGACCTAGCACAACGCATGGTTAATTCCAATCAATTTCAAAAACTTGAAAAAGAAGAGAAAGACTTTATCATAAATAAAGCTATTGGTAGTCTTGTCATTGATTCTATACCTACTGAAGAAAATCAGTTAAATGTAGTTGATGATGATACTATTAAAAAACAATATGAAATATTAGAACCTTTACTGATTGAAACAGAATATGTTGATTTTGTTAAAGGTGATAAATATATTGAAATAGCTTTACCTAAACAACCGGAAGTACTTATTCAAACAGGACAACTTTATAAAGATTACACTTATAAAATTGTTACTCCGGGTACAACTGATCTTAGTATGTTTGGATGTCCTACTAATAATGTAGGGTTTGAATTTACATACAAACCTATTAATATCGTATTTGCTCTTGATGGAGGAAATTATGTATTGCCTATGATTACAGGTTATACATATCGAATTAAAAGAATTGGTAGTGTTAACTTTACTACTCGTGGTGCATCAGCTAATGAAGTAGGTGTTATCTTTACTTCTACAGGGAACGCTATAACACAGGCAGGTAACAGCGATGCTGAACTAGAAATACTTGCTGGCTTACCTGCTTGGACAGGTGGTACATCATTAATTATTTCTAAACGTATTGATGTATATGCTTTACTTCGTACTAGTAGTCTTATCTATACTGATTGTACATTTTCTGCAGGTTCACTTCGTAAAGGTTATTACTACAAAGTTACCGCAGCAGGAACTATAAGTGATCTAGTATCATTTGGTTCTGCACATACTGTACTTGAAGTAGGTTATATATTCCTATGTACTAAAACAGGTACTCCTGCATGGACTAGTGGTGTTAAACTAACAGAACTTGTATTTTCTCCTAATAGACTTCCTGCTGTAAAAGACATTGATAATGCTATTACACACCCTATTGGAACGCTCGCTAGTTCTCCAATATCAACTCGTATAGGTGGCAGACTTCGTGTATATCATAATAATAAATTTGATATTCATAAAGTAGTTGTTACTTATGTGAGACCTCCTGTTAGGGTTGATTCTATTAAAGGTATTAATTGTGACCTCAATGAATCAATTCATGACACAATAGTTGATAAAGCTGCTAGTTATATTGCAGCAACTCAAGGTTCACCCAACTATCAGCTATTAAAAACAGAAGAAACCTTACGGAAATAAACGAAAGGGGTAGTAGAAATACTATCCCTTTTATTCTTTGTTCTTTACTTACTTGTACAATGAAGAGAAAACTAACTCTAATATCTTGTATATCACTATTTATTTTACTGATATACATTCCCGTTCCTAATCTCATTAACCACACCTTTAAAACATTACATCATGAAACTGTTTAAACGTATAAACGTAGATAAGGGCGTAATGTTTTTATGGGCGATCATTATACTAGTTATAGTAAGTCTTGTGGTAACACTACTTATTTCCTCAACCCCAACTAAACTTAATTCGCCAACTGGTTTTACTGTTACTATTATGGAGAATCAACAAACTGTTCTGTATATACTATCTGTTATAGCGTTACTTGTTACAACCATTGGTAACCCTATACACCTCAAACGTTACAAACGAACAATTAATTTCATTCAATCTCTTGAATGGTTACTACTTGAAACTAAAACTGATTTGTCAAGTCGTATATCTGAAACTGAACACACCCTTAAGTTCTACATAGTACAACGTGATATTAGCAATGCTTTACATAAAATTATTAGTGATGCTTTGATTTATATGCCTAGTGCACAAACTAAAGTCATTACTGATATTGGAGAAAGTATTGTAGACTTTGCTTTACAAATACATGATTATGGGATTCATCAATATAATCCTAAAACACTTTGTGTTAAGATAGATAACTTGCATAAGAGTACTATAGATTGTATAAGTAATACATTTACTCCTGAATTTACAACTACGATTGATAGCACATTAAGAGCACGCATACATAGGTATCGTGATGAAATTAAAGAAATTGCTAGTGATACAGTTACTAATTCTAAAATGAATAGATTTAGGGTTAGTAGTGAGAGTTTTACACAAGAATATCTTAGCATTATTATTGTTAAGTATTTAGAAAGAAAGGAGAACTAATGGCATCACTTAACCAATACGCACAACAACTAGCTGATTCACTTAATCGTCCTTACGATGAGGTGCTCAAAGAACGTATTAAAGATTTGATTGTTCAAGAAAGAGCGACTTTTCTTCAACGTACTATGGATAAAGATGGTATTGATAAAGAATATCGTCAAACATATTATGCTGACCTTGTACTAGTTAATGTTAAAGAAATTACAGGTACAATATCAGAAGGAGTTGAAGGACAAGTTTACATATACAAAAGTATTAACAGAATACCTAAACCTATTAGATGGAAAAACTACACACCTTTCTTTTATGTTGGTAGAGAAGATGGTAGATTAGGTTATCGTGCTACTAATTACTATAGTGCCTCACTTAATAAGTTCTTACCTCTTATTGGGAATATCATAGGTTATGACTATATTGATGGTTACATCTATATATTCCCACAATATACTACTAACAATGTAATGATTCCTGTAGTTAGTCCTGTAAGGATTGATGAGGTCATTCAAAACCTTAGATTTGTTAGAACTAACAATCACAAAGAAACTAGAGAGAACTGTATTATGTACACTGATGATATGGAATTTCCTATCCCAATGGATATGATTAATCCTCTCAAACTTAATCTTAAAGAACTTTTCATTACTGATCATAAAGATGTAATTGAGAAAACTCACTTAGATACTAACTAATATGAGAAGAAGTCAATTCATATATGAGTTTGGAATGGAGTTGCTAAAAGAAAAAGAAATGCAACTTAAAAGGTTAATTCACACTAGTGAACAAACCTACGAATATACTCTTGATAAACTTAATGGTTTATCAACAGAATTTGAAACTAGTGGTAAGACTATTAAAGAGGTTGTTACTCTTACTCGTGGTATGGATTTTAATATCTCTCAAATACCTGATCTAAAGTTTCAAACTAGTAAGCATAAAGAGGTTTTAATACAACGATACTTAACAATGTTTATACAAAGTTTCTTTCGTATTGTAAGCCTTAAACATAGACTTAAATATCATAAACTGTATTATGGACATGAATCACTATTTAAAGAAGCGATTTATGCCTACAATTATAATATGGTTAAAGAAATGATAATGGGTGCTAAAATGCGACTAGGTAAAGAAATGGGTACTATTAGCATTTTTAAGAAGAAACGTACATTCTATATAGATGAAGAAACCACAGTTACTCGTAATATTGATTGGGGTGAATCTATAAAGAATAAACAAACTTTAATTGATGCAGGTATTACTCCTTATGATAAAAATACTGCACCTGATGGTGTTAAATGGTTTATTTATCATAATGAAGATTACACTTATTGGTTTAAATGGTACAACAATCGCTTTAATAAATTCCTTACAGGTTCTACATTTGTTCCTTTAGCTTATGTAACAATAGATAAAGAAACACGTCATGCACTTGAAGACAGTTTTAAATCTGTTAAGGAGGTACTAGATTGTGGTGTATTTGGCCCAATAGAGAAGTTACAAGTAATAAAAAGGAAGTTTCCTAATCACATGTTAATGTACAACAGCAATGAGTAATTTCAATTTTGCAAGTGGTGGAGAAGTAATTGCTAGAGTAGATACTTACTTTACTATAGATTTTAGTGATTGGATTACTCTAGCACCTTTGATGATACTAGATGGTTTACTTGAATTAGGTACACCTATGGTATTTGAACAACAAAAGGTTGATATTGAAGTTGAAGATTATGCAGCTACACTACCTGTTAATATAGCAGGTCTTGATATGGTAATGTATAATGGTAAACGACTTAGTCACATTAGTACACTTATTACTAAAACTGATGATGCTAATACAGGATATGTAAACCCTTATTATACACATCGTAATGGTAATACGATCACTACTTCTTTTGAATCAGGTACTATTACTGTATATTACAAAGTATTACCTACTGAATTAGTTCCTGAGTTAGGTGTTAATCTACCTAAAGTACCTAATAACATTCATGTATTTAATGCGTTAGGCAACTACATAATGAGAGCACTTATTGTTAAAGGTTACAAACATCCTACACTTAATCTTCAAGAAAACAATCCTTGGCTTAATCCCGGATTAGCTTTTGAGAAACATGCCAAAGCTGCTCGTAATAGTTTAGGTGCAATGACTTATGATCAACGTATTGAACTTAGTAAATTACAACATGAGTTTGTTGCTAACTATAACTATCCTAATACAGAAGATTTAGGTCACTTGTCAGGCATAACGGAAACTCCTTAGCATATAGGCTTAAATTTGGCTTCGCAAGGGCTAAAATAAGACCTGTAATGATAGCTAAAATCAAAAGAATATCGTAACTTAGTTACAAATTAAGTCCCTGTAACAATGGCTAATGAGTTATTAAACGGTAAGAGAATCTATCAGTTAGACTTACAATCTACTATTGAAAGTGGATTACGTCTAGCTGTTGATAATATTGCGTTTAATGAAGCTAAATATATTACTATTGGACAACTTACTTCTTTAATAGGACACCCTGCTGTATCTTTAGGTACACCTAATGGACTTCATTTAACTGCTAGCCAAGTACTTTCTTTACAACTTGCTTCAATTAATACTCCTGGTGCTTTACCTGCACTTCCTAATAACCCTGTTTTGTTTTATAATGGTGTAGGTGAATGGGTTGAAGTTAGTGGGGGAGGTGATAGTTTTTGGCAACGTACTGACGGTTATTTAAGTCCTGCTACAGCTAATGATAGAGTTACTGTTTATACTACTATAACAAATAGTATTGCTATAGAAGGAAAT